TTACAGCAATTTCTTTTTCATTCTGCATTTGGAACTGTTGCATTAGCTCTGGTGGTAGTTGACCACCAAATTGTGCAGCTTGTTGCTGGAATATTGGACCATTTTTAGCTTCAACCTCTTGTCTTGCTACAAAACTTATGTGTTGAGAGATGTGAGATTGCAATAATGCCATGATATTTGGTGTATTTTTCACTAAATACGACGAAATAAAGGCACGATGCGCATCAATATGAGCTATATGGTCTTGTTCTGGAAAAGCTTGTAGTGGTTTTTGCATTAAAACCTGTGAATTCTCCATTGCTGGGTCCATTGGCTGTGGTTGTGGGGGAGGAGGTAGTATTTGATCAATTTGTTGCACACCCATTGCTTGATACATACGTCTATATGCTTCATATTGGTTATGAATCTGTGGATTTGACTGTGCTAATTGTAATTGTGTCTGTGCCAACGTAATACGTTGCGACATAGAAAAGATTGTTGGGTCTGAAACAGGTATAATATCTACTCTGTCATCAAAATCAGTTTGTTTAATTTGTCTATTACCTCCAGCTACCATGTATGGATATTCTGGTGGTAGGAATTCAGCAATTATTCTACCTAAAATTCTAAATTCTTTTTTCTGTGCGTAGTGTAATCGTTTATGAATTGCACTCATGACCTTAGAACCTTGTTCTAATATAGCCATTGTTGTACCAACTGGATTTGCTTGTGAACCTTCTCCTACTTTTTGATCAGCTACTGCAGCAAACTTTCTACCAGCGTCAACAACAAAACCTAATAAGGCGAATAATGTTTGATCGGGTCCTTTATAAGGAAGAGGTAGTAATCCATTTCTAAGATCTCCTGATGGAGCATCAACATCTCTAAATTCTCCGGGCTGAATTGGACTATCGTCGTCTCTAATTCGAAGACCTCTTGCTTTAAAACCTGCGGGTAAATTCGATAGTGTACCAGCGTCAATGAGTTGACGGAGGGCGGACGTGGCCGTCCTACTGAGTCCGCCAAGCATATGGATAAGACCAAAACCATAGAAACCAAGACCTGGTAAAAACTTATAGTGAACAAAATATTCAATTTTGGTTTTACTTGGATCACCTTCTTTGTAGTTACGATAGATGGACAGAACTTTTCCTGACCCTTCTTCAATTGTAACAACATAAGGAATCTTTATACCTGTAGGTTCTCCTGATTCCTCGTCTTGATCTTCGAAACCTTCTATGTCTAAATCACAATGTACTTCTAATAAAGTGTATGTGTCTGTGTTGTTTGGTTTTCTCTCACCTTGAATACTATTATATTTTTCTTGAACCGCAGTTTCTTCTTCATAAGGATCTTCTAATTCTATATCTCTGTAAAGACCTGCGTATTGAGCTTTACGAATATCGTTCTTCGACATTTTAACAACATGCGTAACTCTCTCTGTCGTATCTAAATCAGTAGATAAATATGGTACAACTAAATCTTCTGCTGGAACAAACTTTGCTACTGGTCTTGCCAAGTCAGCATCATAATATACTTTTTTAAAACTTGAACCTGCTAGTGGTAAATAAAATAACATTTGATCCATGTCAGGATCGTAGTCTTCCATTTGATCCGTGATCATATAATTCATATAATCTTTAACTCGTTGTGATTGTGCTTCTACTTCTGCGTTAACATCACCAACGATATTACATTTTACAGGACCGCCTGCTGGTAATAATTCTTTATAAGCTTGTGCTTGAAATTGTGTAACACTCTCAGCCAAGAGGGGATGTGTAACCCCGCTTGCACCTTGAAAGGGTTGAGAGCGTTCATTGTATTTAAACCCTAAGAGGTCTAAACCTTTTGTGTACGAGTCGATCCAATCCGAACGTGACTCTTTATCATCTTCATATTGTTGTCTTAACTCACTTGATAGATTGTTGAGCTCGTTATCATCTATAGATTCTGCTAAGTTCGATGAAAAGTCAACAGCAATTTCTTCTTCAACATTTCCAACGATTGCTCCACCATCTTCTGTAGGCGTGATTTCTGCGCCAATATCCTCGACTAATGAAACATCTGTTGGTGATTCTTCTATTAAAGCTTCACCCGCAATAATTGGTTTTTCTACTGCCATTACTTAATTACCTTACCATATCCTCTAGTGGCTGCTCCTCCAGAAGCAAACTTTTTAATAGCTCCACCATGTTTTCTCTCTTCTGTTGGTACCACGTCTTTTGGATCCATGTACATCATTTTGATTTCTTTGACTGTCATTCCCTTATCAATCAAACCTTTAAACATTTTCTTTTGCTCACTTGTTAAATTATCTGATAGTGTTTGGCCTTTGTACTTCATATCTTCCTCACGTAATTAAAGTTTTCTTTTGTTTTTTTTGCAACATAGCAGAAAATCCTTTAGGTTGCACGAATTTATAATACTTAGCCTTTGGATTTTTGAAAGACGCTTCTTTCCTATCTTTCTTGGTCTTCTTCTTTTTAGGTTCTTTGACCGTGAATCCTTTTTTGAAACTCATTAGTAATATTCCCTCTGCGAAGGTAGTTGCTGTAACATCGGTGGATCCTCATAATCCTCTGGATGCACGGCTAATCCGACTTGACGATAACGCATTAACGCTTGTGTCATGCTATCAACCAAATCGTCATGATCACCATAAGGGAAAGCTGCACATTCTTCAATCAATTCTTCTGCCCATTTCTCTTTTGGTGCCCATACTTGCCCTGCTTCAAACAGTGGTGAAACAGAGTTAACACGTACATGCTTATCATTTCCTTTGCTCGGTGTAAAGTTGACGACAGGAATTCCTACACGGCGTAGCTCATGCGTGAGCGGTGTACCACTAGCCTTCTGCTCGATGATAATTGTCTCTGGCTCCCAGTAATTATATTCTTCCATGGCAATACGTTTTAAATCTGGGAAGTCCCACCTTCCTTTTTTCATATCTAATAGAATTACATTGGGTGTTATATCATTATATAAAAATACACCCCACGTTGTAATTGCTGAATAATCGGCTGTTTCTTTTTTACTGAACGCTGTGTCATAACTTTGTATGATATGGTTCAATTTAGGGAGCTCCCTCTTTTCCCAAATCTTCCACCACTCTCTTTTGATAATGGAACCTTCTTCGGAAGTAGGGTTCTGCTGCCACTGTGCATTCCATTTAGCCACGGACAATGACGCTTGAACCGACTCTAATTCTTCTATCTTCCAATATTGTGGCCAAATAGGTTTATTCTCCAAGACAGCAGGAAACTCAACCACGTCCCACTGATCTGCTTTTACATCACCTTGGGTCTTCATTAATTGACCTGTCAAATCTTTTGTTGACCAACGAGTCATAACAATAACAATCTTACCACCTGGTTGAAGACGTTGTCTTGGTCCAGAGGTGTACCACTCGTAAGCTGAATCCATAGCCGTTTCACTTAATGCGTCTTGCTCGGAATGTGGATCATCAATAATTAATAAATCTGCACC